AGTCTGCACAATCAGTAGACAGCGCCGGCGCGCTGCCTACAGCTAGCACAGTACCAGGCGGAATTTACAGAATTGCAAATGAAGTAAGTGGTGACAGACTAAGGTATTCGAATGGAAGCTCTTACAGAATTTTGCCAACCTCGATCATTACAATTTCAAACGGAGCTGGAGACACCCTCCTTGTTGATAGTTCTGACGTTACTGTTAATTTTGCAGGTGGCAATGGTATTAATGTAAATAAGATAAACAATAACAGACTAGAGTTTGTATCTGCTCCGGAGTCTACTTTCAATATTGTGAAAGCAGATGCTGATAGTGGATATGCTTTTAGACCAGATTCGTCCGGTCAAGGTTTCTTTGCAGATAGTGCAATCAATCCTACATTATATCTTAATCGTGGACAAAAGTACAATTTTGTATTAACTGCAGCATCTGAACCATTTTATATTAAAACTGCGGCTAGCACTGGCACCGGTGATCAGTATACAAAAGGCGTGACAGGCAACGGTACTCAATTCGGTACTGTCACATTTACACCTACCATGGATGCAGATAGTGCGTTGTTCTACCAGTCGTCTGTCACTGGTGGTTATGGTGGAATTATTAAAGTGATTACCTAATGTACGAGTATCGCTGCAAAATATTAAGAGTTGTTGATGGCGATACTGTTGATGTAGATATTGATTTAGGATTCGGCGTTTGGTTACATAAAGAAAGAGTTAGATTATTTGGAATTGATACACCAGAATCTAGGACTAGAGATTTAGAAGAAAAGAAATATGGACTGGCTGCTAAAGCATTTGTAGAGGAACAAATGCCAGTTGGTTCAGATCAAATATTACAGACACAAAAAGATAAGACAGGAAAATTTGGCAGGATACTTGGAGTTTTTATAGTTAACAATAAAAATCTAAATGAGTTGATGATACAAGAACATCATGCTGTTTCTTATTATGGTCAATCAAAAGAAGAAATAGCAGAAGCTCATTTAAAAAATCGTGAGCTAGTGGAAATATGAAAGACAATGTCAAGAGCGATTACGACTATTCTCGAGAAACATACTATGACCTTTTAGAAAAAGGTCGTGAATCTTTAGAAGATATGATTGAGGTTGCTCGCCAATCTGAACATCCACGAGCTTATGAAGTTTTATCTGGCATGATTAAAAACATCTCAGATGTTAATGATAAATTGATGGACTTGAATAAAAAGAACAAGGACATGAATAAACAAGAAGAAGTGAAGCAAGTTGGTAATACAACCAACAATGTTTTTCTAGGGTCAACAGCAGATTTGCAAAGGCTTCTGAAAGACGAGAGTAATATTATTGATGTCACGCCAGAACCTGAATGACACTTACCTTGGTAATGTAAATGTAAAACGTGACGGTGTTATCCAAGAATGGGATCAACATCTCGTAAAAGAGTATGCGAGATGCATGAACAATCCTGCCTATTTTGCCAGAAAATATTGTAAAATTATCTCCTTGGATCAAGGACTGGTTCCGTTCGAGCTTTATCCTTACCAAGAAAAAATGTTCGAGGTTTTCAATGAGCATCGCTTTAACATTGTATTGGCATGCCGGCAATCTGGAAAATCGATATCCGCGTGCGCGTACCTACTTTGGTTTGCCCTTTTCAATTCGGAAAAAACGGTTGCGGTTCTTGCTAACAAGGGGGCAACAGCTCGGGAAATGTTATCTCGTGTCACGCTTATGTTGGAGAACATTCCGTTCTTCCTACAACCTGGAACTAAAGCACTTAACAAAGGATCTTTGGAGTTTAGTAATAATAGTAGGATTATTGCCGCTGCTACTTCTGGGTCTTCTATCCGTGGTCTTTCTGTTAACCTTCTTTATCTAGACGAATTTGCATTCGTGGAGCGAGCCAATGAATTCTATACCTCCACATACCCGGTCGTATCTTCTGGCAAGGATACAAAAATTATCGTTACCTCGACAGCAAATGGTATTGGCAATACTTTCTATAAGATATGGGAAGGAGCTACTCAAGGAGTTAATGAATTCAACCCGTTCAGAGTCGATTGGTGGGATGTGCCAGGAAGAGACGAAGAATGGAAACAACAGACAATAGCTAATACTAGTCAACTACAGTTTGATCAAGAGTTTGGGAATACGTTCTTTGGTACAGGCGATACACTGATTAATGCTGAAACCTTGATGGGATTTAGAGCAGAGAATCCGAAGAGAATAACAGAAGGTGGTGATCTTCTAGTCTATGACGAACCCATCAAAGGCCACGATTATATCATGACCGTTGATGTGTCGAAGGGAAGAGGACAGGATTATTCCACATTTAATTTGATCGATATTAGCGTTCGCCCGTTTGCACAGGTTGCTGTATATCGCAATAACACTATCTCTCCACTACTCTTCCCAAATATTATTTATAAATACGCAAAAGTCTACAACAATGCTTATGTTGTTATAGAATCAAATGATCAAGGTGCAGTTGTATGTAATGGCTTATATCATGATTTAGAATACGAGAATATACATCTCGAATCTGCAGTCAAAGCAGATTCAATTGGAATTATGATGAATCGTAAAGTCAAAAGACTTGGCTGCTCTTCAATTAAAGATATCTTAGAAAATAATAAACTATCAGTTGTAGATGAAAATACTATTATTGAGATATCTACATTCGTCGCCAAAGGGCAATCTTACGAAGCAGCAGATGGAAACCACGATGATTTAATGATGACTTTAGTCATGTTCGGTTACTTTACGTCAACACAATATTTCGGTGATCTAACAAATATTAACCTCAAGAATATGTTATTTGATCAAAGGATGAAAGAGATTGAAGATGATATTGTTCCTTTTGGGTTTGTAGATGACGCTTCTGAAATCATCGACAGATTGGAAGACAAAGGTGCTGGTGACTGGGCGATTGAGTACGACCCTAATTTATGATTTATATAAATAATAGCATAAGTGAACAACCGTATTATGAAAACTTATAATTAGTAACCGAGAAGGAAAAAAGTATGGCACTCTTTACACCGTCCGAATCTCCTGCGGTTGTCGTCAAAGAAATAGATCTGACTGGCGGTGTGCCTAATGTCCAGTCAACTACCGGCGGTATCGTAGGTAATTTTAGGTGGGGTCCTGTCGAGCAGAGAACATCGGTAGCGAATGAGGCTGATCTTGTAGAAAGATTTGCTTCACCCGATTCTGCAAACGCAATCGACTTCCACAGCGCATCTTATTTCTTGCGCTACTCTAGTTCTCTTCAGGTTGTCAGAGCTGTAACATCTGCTGCGAAAAATGCAAATGCTACTCGCGGTAAAACTTCTGTTACACCGACTTCTGTAGAATTAGTTAAAAACTCGACTGACTTTGATGCACAAAGATCTGCATTGGATTCAGACACTCATTCCTTTATTGCTCGTTATCCAGGCGCTTTAGGTAACAGCATTAAAGTTGAAATGTGCGGAGCTTCTACAGCCAACACTGCTTTTGATGGCTGGGCTAGAAAGTCTTCGTTCGATGCTGCACCAGGCACAAGTTCATTTGCTACAAATGCAAGTGCATCAAATGATGAAATGCATATCGCAGTCATTGATGCTGATGGCAAATTAACTGGAACTGCTGGTACAGTCCTAGAAACATATCCGTTTGTCTCCGGCGGAACAAATGCAAAAAATCCAGATGGCACTAATAATTATGCTAAAGACGTAATTAATGAAAGATCAGAATATATTCACATGGTGAATTTTGATTCTGACTTTATTGCAGCTGGCGCAGGTACACCTATCGATAGTGGCGATAACTTTGTCACAACGGCAGGAGTATCTACATTCAATTTTGCAAATGGAGTTAACTCCGGAGCACTAGGTGCATCTGAGTTTGCTACAGGCCATGACCAGTTCGAAGATAAAGATCAAGTAGAACTTGATTTTATTATTGCACCTGGCATGACGAGCAGAACAGACCAAACAACTGTGGTTAATGACATTACTGCAACTGCACAAAACACTCGTAAAGATTGTGTGGTTGTTGCATCACCAGCACGCAATGATGTAGTAAATCTAACAAATGCATCAACGATTACTACAAATATCACCACCACCGCAGACACCTTCACTAACTCATCCTATCTGATTATGGATGGTAACTATCTGAAAGTTTATGATAAGTTCAACGATCAATTCATTCAGATTCCTGCTGCTTCTTCGACTGCAGGCCTGATGGCGGCCACGGATCTTAACAGAGCTCCATGGTTCTCACCGGCTGGGCAAAGAAGAGGCCAATATCTTGGAGTTACTGCAATTCCTTATACGCCGACCAAAGCACAGCGTGATACGCTTTACAAGGCAGGTGTTAACCCGGTTGCAAATATTCCAGGAGCAGGCACTATCCTGTTTGGCGATAAGACAAAGCTTGCAAGACCTTCTGCATTCGATCGTATTAACGTACGTCGTCTTTTCCTTGTCCTTGAAAGAGCGATTGGAAGAGCTGCCGAGTCTGTACTCTTTGAATTCAATGATGAATTTACAAGAGCAGAATTTGTCAACATCGTTGAGCCAGTGTTGAGAGAAGTAAAAGGTCGGCGCGGTATTACTGACTTCAAGGTTGTTTGTGACGAAACAAATAACACTGCAGCAGTGATTGATCGCAACGAGTTTATTGCTAGCATCTTCATCAAGCCGGCTCGGTCCATCAACTATGTCACTCTTAATTTTGTGGCTGTGAGAACTGGCGTCGACTTCGAAGAAGTCGTAGGTACAGTGTAAGGAGATAGAAAATGGCAGTATTAGGAGTTGATGATTTTAAATCCAAGCTGAGAGGTGGAGGCGCTCGCCCTAATCTATTTAAGGCGACGATCAACTTTCCGGCTTACGCAGATGGCGATGCAGAATTGACATCGTTCCTCTGTGAAACAGCACAGCTTCCAGGATCGAATATGGGAACGATTATCGTACCGTTCCGTGGTCGTCAGTTAAAAATGGCTGGTGATCGTACATTCGCTGAATGGACAGTATCGATTATCAATGACACAGACTTTGCAGTTCGCAACTCTTTGGAGCGTTGGATGAATGGAATAAATGCTCATTCTGCCAACACAGGATTAGCCTCTCCTGTTGCATACGAAGCAGATCTGAAGATTGAGCAATTAGATCGAGCTGGTGCTAGTGTCAAGGAATACATCTTTAGGGGAGCATTTCCTACAGACCTTGGTGCAATTGACGTAAGTTACGCTACGAATGATGAGATTGAAAGGTTCACATGTACCTTCCAGTATCAGTACTTCGATGCGAACAATCCGTCAACCACAACCTAAATAAATAAAGGGAGGACTGGACAACTGGTCCTCCCTCTATTAAGGAAAAGAAAATGGCTGAAGATAGATCAATTAAATTATTTGGATTTGAAATTAAAAGGGCGCCGGTCGATGACCCTAAGAAAAGACCGTCTATCGTTCCAGCTCGTGATGATGATGGTGCTGGATATGTAACAGCATCCGGTACTCATTATGGACAATACATTAATTTAGATGGCGACGACTCTAAAGATAACTATAATCTAATCATGAAATATCGTGGAGTCTCAATGCATCCGGAAGTTGATGCAGCCATCGAAGATATCGTAAATGAAACAATCGCTGGTAGCGAATTGGAACAACCTATCGATATCAACTTAGATAATTTAGAAGTCAGCGATAAGATTAAGAAAACAGTTAAAGAAGAATTCGATAATATTGTCGGCATGATGAATTTTCATGAGCTCGGCCACGATATTTTTAGAAGATGGTATGTTGATGGTAGATTATACCATCACTTAGTTGTCAATGAATCAAACCTCAAAGCTGGTATTGTAGAGATTCGTCCTATTGACGCAGCAAAAATGAGAAAAGTCAAGCAGGTCAAGAAGAAGAAAGATCCTGAGACTGGTGTACAACTAATTGAAAAAGTTGACGAATACTACATCTATCAAGAAAAGCCAGGATCATCACAGCAAGGTGGTGTAAAGTTAAGTCTTGATGCAGTTAGCTATTGCACATCTGGTTTGTTAGATGAAGGTAGAAAGAAAGTCGTTTCTTACCTGCACAAAGCTTTAAAGCCGATCAATCAATTAAGAATGATGGAAGACGCTCTGGTTATCTACCGTCTTGCTCGCGCGCCTGAGCGCAGAATGTTTTATATTGATGTTGGTAATATGCCACGTGGTAAAGCAGAACAATACATGAAAGATATCATGTCAAGATATCGTAACAAGCTTGTGTATGATGCTGCCACTGGACAAATTAGAGATGATCGTAAACATCAAGCAATGATCGAAGATTTTTGGTTACCACGGCGTGAAGGTGGTAGAGGCACAGAGATCTCTACATTGCCGGGTGGTCAAAACTTAGGTGAGATCGAAGATATTATTTACTTCCAAAAAAGAATGTTTAGATCTCTGAATGTTCCTATCAATCGCTTGGAACAGGAAGCACAGTTTAGTTTAGGTAGATCCACAGAAATTTCACGAGATGAATTAAAGTTCCAAAAGTTTATTGATAGACTGCGTCGTAGATTTGCTGGTCTGTTCTATGATATTCTGAGAAAGCAATTAATCCTTAAAGGTATTATTACTGAAGAGGATTGGAACACAATGAAGAACGACATTGTTGTCGATTATGTTCGTGACAATCACTTTACAGAATTAAGAGATGCAGAAATTCTAAGAGAAAAACTTCAGACGATGGATCAGATTACTAATTATGTAGGCGAATACTTCTCAAAAGAATGGGTACAGAAAAACGTTCTTCAATTTAGTGATGAGGATATCGAAGGAATCAACAAAGAAATTAAAGGAGAAGATCCGGACCAAGAGGCTGAAGCTGATGGCGATATCGACTAATTTTAAAATAGCTAGTCGAATAGGCCAAATGGCTCGAAATGATACAGTGACTAGCACAGGTAGCATTCAAGGTAGCGGTGCTGTAGTGTATGATAGTGCTGGTGTATTTCCTTTATCTGGTAACACTGTTGGTGATACGGCTTTTACTGCTAATATGGGTGACAGTGCTCGTGAATATATTTTTAATGGTAACGGCTGGTACCAGATCAACCGAGGTTCTTAAAAGGAATAATAATGGCTGAATCAATCAATAGAGACATTGCAACTAGTATCTCGGCTGCCGTTAAAGCTGACACTATTACTTCAGCCGGTGCGGTTGCTAGTGCAATGACAGTAGTTGATTCTACTGGAGCGTTGCCTCTTTCTGGCAGTGTCGCCGGCGATAGAGCATTTGTAACTGACAGTAATTACTACTACATTCATAACGGAAGTGGTTGGTTCCAGATTGCGTTAATCAACACTACTCCTACTTTTACGAGTATTGTCGATTCTGCCGGCACTACTGTTGCTGCTGGAGTAGAATTTGAATTATCAAGTACCGGCGCTAATACCGTAATTACTCTTACAGCAAC